GAACGGGTTCGGCACCGTGCCGCTGTATGGTGTGATTGGCGATGTCATGTCAGCCCCTTGATGTTGATGTTCAATAGTGATTGTTGCGGATAAGTGATAACGTTGCTCATGTCGCTGAAAAATCCGTAGATGTAGGTGCAGCGGTACAGCTCGGTGCCGATGTAGAGTGTCGGTTTCGCGCGGCGCGAGGCCAGCAGATTCTGCACACGGTCGATATTTCCGTTATCGACCATCACCGTAAAATCCCCTTCTCGCGAATACGCCCGCTCGAGAATTTGGTAATCTCCGAAGTCGTTCTGTTGCTTGACAGAAAAATCCTGAATGCCGACGCCAGCGCCATACTGCGTGCCGCCGATCTCCTCGGCATAACCGATGAGGCAAGTGCCACACTTGACCGTGCCTCCGGTGTTGATTAGCCGTATGGAAATGGTGCCCCCGGAAAGCGGGACCAAATCTCCGATCAGCAAATCGGTACGCTTGCGTATCTGCTGAAAGAGCCAGTTGTAATAACTCGGCTCGCCGGAGTTCTCGATCATCTCGAATGAGTTCTGATAATAGATGGTGCCGTCAGCGCCTTTCTGACACACCTCGATGCGCTGACATTCCACATTCCCAAGAAACAAGGACGTTGGCCGACTTGTAACCGTGATAGCCACGTCGATCGAATCTGCGTTGACTGTCTGGCTCGAATTCTTGTCGTCGAACATCTTCCATCGGTTCGTACTGCCGACCAGAATCCAGTTAACCGGCTCGCCGTCCGGCCATTGGGGGTCGAGTGTCGGATCGTTGCCGGTGTTGGTGCCGGTGCCAGCTATGAGCGATTCGTAGACATTGTGATAGAACACCTCAGGCGAACCGTTGTCGCTTATGACAATGACGCGCTCGCCCAGGTCGTAGCCTGTCGCCACATCCCATTCCGGGTAATCGGTTTCTGGCACATTACTGACCAAGCCCGGGACGCTGTCAGCAGCGCGGGTGACTTGACTACCTGCTGTTGCGATATAACTACTAGGCCGAGAGCCTTCTTCTAGTTGTGCGCCCCAGTATGCAGTTTCATTCCCGGCAACAGTCCCTGCATGGCATATGAGGCTATACTGTGCCTCCCCTGTCGTAGCTGCAGTAAAGCTCGCCCATACCCGATACCATCCATTACCACAATCTTGAATCCCGCTTTGCGGATTTGTGGGAGAGCCTGTGTTAGTTGTCCCTGTCAGCGTCAGTGCGCCGCTCGCATCAAAAGATAGGTTGAGCCTGATTTGGACGGCAGAAGTAAAGTCTCGCAAAAAGAAATAGGTGCTATAAGCGGATGCGGTAACGGCTTTTATAAACACACTGCCACATACAGCGGTAGCAATAGAAGTAGTAACTACCGATTGAAGCCGATTACCTACACCATATAAACCAGATGATGCCGCCGAACCTTTGACGGAACTTGCGGTTGTTGTATTATCAGGTGCAGTAAATCCCTCTGTCACAACAACGTCTGCGCCAACCCCGTTTGCCGGTGTGTAAGTTGATGGGAACCACAGATTGGTAGCGGATGGCTCTATCAGAAGCCCACGAAACTCGCCAGTAGCAGGGTCATGGTCGAAGCGCGGCTCGTCGATGGCGGCGGTCTGCAATACGCCGAACTGGTCGAAATACGTACCTTCTGAAGCACGCTCAAACTCGCCGTCAGCGTCAATCTCGAATGGCGGGATAATCAGGAAACTCATGACACGACCTCGACTTGCAGAATCTGCGGTTGACCTTCGGCGTTCACATCGCGCACGATAAATCCGTATTTTTCCAGACGGTCTACCGACTTTTGCAGTTTGGCATTAGTCACCGCGATGGATTGCAACTCGGAGCGCATGTTGCGCAACTCGCCAACCATGCCGGTAAAATCCGCGTTCTCGCGGCGGGTCAGGATGCGCTCCCCCTGGTGGATGATGGCAGGGCCAGTTTTCGGCACATAGGGCGTACCAACGTCATAACTCGGAAGCATTGAAAGTGGAATGCCGGATTTTTGATAAAGCTGCGCCCGCGTGAATTCAAACGTGGAGCGGAACTTGTTCTGGTCGAGTTGGTTCAGGGAATTCACCAATGCGTCCGTAGCGGATTGGGCGCTCTGGAACGCCTGCACAAGCGTCGGGAATACTGCCGCTAGGTTAAGGCCTTCCTCGGTCGTGAAGTCGATGCTCTTGCCCAGCGCAACAAGTTCCTGAATGCTGCCGGGGATGGCGTATCCAAGCTCGGTGAATATCTTCGCCATATCTTCGCGCTGCATGGCGAGCTTTTCCTGGTCACTCACCATGCTGTAGATAGCGCCGCGCACATTGCCTTTAAGTCCATCAATAGCGGCTTGATATTGCTCAAACGAACCGCGAAGGGAGAACAATTCTGCGAAAGTCTTTATCCCTGCTTTTGTAGTTGTATCAATCGCTTTTAATGCCGCGTCAAACTCTTTTAGGCTCGCTGGCAATGCAGTGCCATAAGCCTCTGTCAAATCATCCCTAGCACGTATCAATGCAGCGCCAACGGTATTAAACCCATTGGCTAAAGTGGCGAACTCATTAACGAATTTTGTCAACTCTTGGCCAGTAAACCCAAGCTGCTTGGATACTTTCGCGGCCTCATCGACAGTCAGCCCGAATCGCTCATTAAGCCCATCTGCGGCGCGATTCAGATTGATTACAGCGCCAATCATTTCATTGACGGCAGATGATTTTTTGAATCCAGCAAAAAGAGCGCGGATACCTTCTGGAAGTTGAGATCGTTGAATAGCTTGAACAAGAACCTTCCCTAGCACTACCTCAGAAAGCTTCTTTATGCCCTTGCCAATGTCACCGTCAGTTTCAAATTCTTCAATTCTCAAAAGCCCGGGGCCAATTCCAGAGCTTGCCCCACCTCTTGCGCCGCCTACGTTATATTTGAACTGTGAAGCCGTCCTGCCAGAAGTCCTGCGAAGTCTTGCATAGATACTTGTCGAAATCTTCGACCCCATATCAAATTCATCAAGGATGGTATAAAGATTGCGGCTAAACGCTTCCTGAATGCCAGACAAGGTTTTCTGCATCTGCTTCCCGGCGCGAACATCAATGCCTAGTTTTTGTGAGAATGCTGAACCGTCGAATGTGCTGGTACCTGTCTGGAATACCTGCTTGTATTTCTCGCCGCTGCCGCCGAACAGGCCGCCTACTGCACCGCCAAGGAATGAGCCGATAGCGCCGCCAACCGGCCCGCCTAAAACCGTACCGAGGGCAGCGCCAGCCCCCTGGAAAGCAGCGCCTTTAATATCGCCGGACAGCAAAGAGAAAACAGCAGGGGCAAACGATAGCGCGGTAGCGATTTGAGATTGATACTGGCCCAAGAACCCACCAATCTTATCTCCTAGTCCTCCATTGCCAGTAGATAGGAATGTGCCTAGATCACCGACAGCGCCTACAACATCGCTGTTTAATGCGCTGAATCCATCTCTGATAGTGCCAATTAACGAATTGCCGCCACTACCGCCGAATATCGAAGTAATCCCACCTCCTTGACCTCCGAAAATGCCGCTGAATGCACTTGAGATTGAATTTGCAACAGGAGATACAACCGCTTGAATGATTGGACGCAAAACCAGCGTCTTGAACATATTAATCAGCGTGTCCTTGAAGTTCTGCGCGAAGCCTAGACCGTTCTCGAAGCCGCGCATCATGGCATCAGTGATAGAGCGTTGCAGCTCTTTGGCCGTGTCCTCGTGCATCTTTTGGCGCTTCTTCTCTGCGTCCTTGACTGATTTCAGGTAATCGTCAGAGGCTTTTTGATTAGCCTTTTTCGTATCTTCAATCAGCTTCTTGCGCTTTTCTTCTATATCCAGAATCTCTTTTTGACGAGCAACCTCTTTCACCATCATTTCAAGGTTTTCAGCAGTAGCGCCATTGCGTGCAAGTTGAACTCTTAGCCTAGCCTCTTCCAGTTCAATGCCCTGCTCAAGCCAATAATTGACGATAGCGAGGTCTTGGATTTGCTCTTGCAGCTTGACGTTGTAATCCTCTTGCGCCTTTGCAGCTTTCGCTGTTGCGCCCGCTTCGTCCTCGGTTGTTCTGACTAACTGCTCCTTCGATTCCTTGAGTGCGTTGGAAACTGCTATTGCGGTGTTCCCTGCGTCTTTATAATCTCCCGTCCACAATTTGGTAATTCTGTTTACCGCTTTCTCAACAGAATCAGCCGCATCGGTAGCGGTTTCTTTAAGGATATTCCATGCGCCCTTAAAGTCACCCCGCAGAAGTGCCATGTTTGCCGCAATAAGCCCGCCCAAGGCTGTTCCAACAGTATTAAACGCAGATGCAACAGCGATACCGATAGACACAAGCCCCTTCATGACATTACCCAAAACTTGGGCTGCTGTTGCGGCTGTTGTCGAATCCTGTGCAATGTCTAGAAAGATGCCGGTCAACTCTATTAGTGTCGGTGTAAGCTGTTGAGTGACACGGTTGATGATGCCGCCGAATGAAGATTGCATAACCGTGATTGAATCGTTGAAGTTCTCTGCGGCTGTTGCGGTTTCTTGATCCATGACAAGGCCGAGGGCTTTAGCCTGCTTCATTAATTCCTCAATGCCTTTCGCGCCCTGATTAAGCATCGGGATTAATTGAGCACCTGAACGACCGAATAGCTCTTGCGCGGCTGCTGTCTTTGTTGCGCCGTCAGCATACTCAGCGAATCGGTCAGCAACGTCTAGCAATAGCTTATCGGTAGTCTTTAGGTTGCCTTCGTTGTCTTTTAGCTGAATACCGAGGTCGGCAAATATGGATACAGCGGCCTTCGTGCCTTGCTGTGCTTCTGATATGGCCTTGCTGAATCTCAATAGGCCATCATTCAACTGCTGAGAGTTCACCCCTGCCAAGTTTGCGGCGTGTTGCAATGCAGTCAATTTCTCGATATGCACGCCGACTTGTTGCGCGGCTTTTGAATTAGCATCAGCGAGGTCGATAGACTTCTTGACTAGATTCACCAAGCCAGCAACAGCACCAGCAGCAGCCAGCCCGATAGCTACCCCTGCGGCCTTGTAGGACTTCGCCATGCCATCAGCAGAACCTGCGGCCTTGTCACCAGACTTCGTGAGGTTGTCTAAATCACGAGAGGCATTCTTGACATCTTTGGTATCTACTGCCAGCCCGATGGTTGCAATATCAACTGCCATCTGTTCCCTCTCTCATTGATTCCAGCGCGATTAGATCAAGGCGTTTCAAAGCCTTGATGTCCTGAATGCTCAGTGTTTCTTTCATCAGCCTCGAATAGGCTTCTATTTCCTGATATGAAAAAGGGCTAACCCCCATACCCGATTGCCTTGAACCGCATAGGTCAACGAAAATTGACCACAGGTATTCAAGACATGTCGGAAACGGCGGATAGCCCCATTTCTCCAAAGGCAGGCCAGCGGCCTTGTAATGCTCCCGCTTGCTTGGCCCCTTGCCCTTGTTTGTTTTTTTGTCTAGTCCGAATTCAAAGCGACAGAAAGCTTCAAGTTCGGCTAAACGCTCCTCGTAAAATTTGCGTCAGCGTTACTTTCTTCAACAATCTGCTCGACCCAATGCGGGTTACGCTTCAGCACCTGCTTCAAGAGGTTCTTGTCGAATGGCTCGTTGACGCCTTCCCAACCGATGACGCGAACAGCAGCCAGTTCCAGCCCCTGCTCCTCAAGTTCCTCGATAGGCGTAGGCTCAAGCGGCTTGCCCTTGCGTTGAGCAATGAACTCCTCGGACTGGCGTTTACGCATCATCTTGCGCTGCAATGCCTGCACTTCGTCAGCGTTCTTGCCGATGACCTTGAATGTCACGCCGAGGCTTTCACCATCAGGCGATTTCATATCAACGTCGATGGCGTTGGAGGAATCTTTCACAGCGTCGAAAGAAAGGATGCTTACTTTTTTAGTCATGGTATTTGCCCTTTATAAGATGCCCTTTAAGGTGCTACGGCCAGAGAAGGGCGGCTCTTTTTCGGCTTATGGCCTAGACCGTAGCGAAACGATTACAGCGAAGTGTCTTGGATCAGGATGGTCGTTTTTTCAACACCAACCCCGGAGCCTGTGTATTCCAATGCCACGCCCGAGAACGACAGGATGATGTTCTGCTCGCCGTCATCAGTAGTAGCAGTGCCGATCTTCACTCGCGGCATGTGGACAGAGAATGCGTTGGTGTTGTCTGCGCTCATCAGAACGTAGGTCAGGCTGACTTCGGTTTCTGCGTCGAAGTAGTTCAGGATGTCGTCGTTGTCGAAGATGGCGGAACCGTCAACGGACACCTGCACCTTGCCGCGAGACTTCGCGCCGATGGAATTTGAGCCGATGACAGGCACCTGTGTGATGCCGTTGTCGATTGTCAGATTCAGGCCGGTCACTACGCCATTCGCTACACCGTTGATGAACAGGAAACCGTCAGGGCCGGAGTAGGTTTCGCCGGTAGAGACTGCCGACGGAGTGGTGAAGTATGCCGAACTGGTAGCGGCTTGTGCGTCCTTTCCGAGAAAGCCGATTTCAACGGTCGCCATCGCGTTAGGCTGCACGGACAGGCTTAAGGTGTTGACTTGCTGGCCGAGGAATACGCGGCTGATGCTGCTGTCGTCGTACCATTCTTCGACGGTGTAGCTATCGTCAGTGTGGTTGGTCAGCGGGGCCCATGTCACATCACCCTTTTGCAGGATAGTGACAGAATCGCCTGCTGCTTCAATCGTCTGCGTCTGGCCTGCCAGTGGGGAAACAGTAAGCACTGTGGTGGTCATGGCTGTAATCAGATAGAGGCCGTTATTGCCAGCATCGGTGAAGCCAGAAACGCTGATAACGGTGCCAACCTGGAAGCCGTCAGAAACAAACGAACCCGTTGAACGAGTGAATGTGCCAACAGCAGAAGCAATGACGATGACAGCGCCGGTAGTCACGCCAGCGGTAAAGTCGCGGCGTACTGCGCTCTCGATGAATTCATCATACGAACCACCTGCCAGTTCGCCGGAGATAGTGCCGCTGGAGCGTCGTGTGCCGTGACGCATATCGCGCATCTGCTGCGATGGCTGGATTTCGTTAGAGTTGTAGGTATCCTTTTCAAGCTGGAAAGCGGATGTAACACGACGATACAGACGTGCGCCAGTAGCGCCTGCTGGCGTCCCCCATACCGATTCTTTCTTTGCAACAAGTAATTTATTGATGCCTTCTGAAGCTGCCATTTTAATTTCCTTTCATCAAGCCAAAATTGGCATAAAAAAAGCCCGCATAAGCGAGCTGGATTTTTGCCGTTTCCGGCGGTGCTGCTAACTAAATACTTCTGTTCGGTAAAAGATTGAAACAAATATCACATACCAGCCATCAATCACTTGCGCTGGCGTTCTGGTCGGTGTTCTTGTAACAAGTACCGTCTGCCCGCCTTCAATCATTGCCGTTCCGCGCTTGAAATGGCTGATAACCGATTCTGCCCGCGTTTCTGCTGTGGCACTGCCAACATTGACCGGATAATACAGCGACACCTGAAACAGTCCGACTTCGCGGTAATACGCATCGCCCAATGTGACATTCTCAGGCTGTGCTGGTAGGAGGCTTGCGCGTTGGTATGCAGCGCCTGTAACGGGCGTGTAGTTCACGTTCTCGTATGCTGTAGGCAATGCAGGTGACATGAGGGCTAAACGCTTCTCAAAGGCTCGTCTGATGTTCAATGCGCTCATACCAGCCTTACCTCCATGCCGACAGCACGAATCGCGCTGTTCAGTTCTGCCAATGTAGTTCTAACCATGCCCATCGGCGCTTGCTTCGACCAGCCTTCGTACTCTAAGCGGTAGGCATATGGCAGCGAATTCGTAATATAGATGACCGTCCCGCTTGCATCTCTGACCTCGGCCTGATGCCTTGCGAGCGTTGCAGTGCCGCTTTTGTCGGTCGCCTCCGATGTGGAGGTGTCAATCGAGCCGTAGCCGATATTCCAGTTGGCTTTGAAGCGGCCAGTGTCCACTGGCGATTTAAGCACCATCCGGCGATCTAAATCTAAAACCAGCTTGCGAGCGAACATGTTGGTTTTGTCCTTCGTCTTTTCGACGATGCGCTTCATGTCGGTTCTGAATCTGTTGTTGTTCATTTGCGGATAAACACTTTCCACAGGACAAGCTCACCGGCAGGGGCGAGTTTCTCCACCGCAACGATGTTCCACGCTACTGAATCAATAATCAGCTTGTCAGATACGTCTACGGCTGAAATAGAGGGGGCTAGGAGCGCATATCTGTCGCCAACCTGAATCAGGGTATTGTTTTGATATTCATTGCCTTTAACGGAGAAATCCACAGCCTGAACGATGGTGTCCGTTTCCGTGTTCGTGACTGTGCTGGTGGCAGGGTCGTATGTGCCTTCAACGATTTTGCGGTGCGTGATGCCTCTGCCAAACTGCGTAATCAGCTTGTTGGCAGTAGCAGCCGACTTGATGTAATCAAACACGCTGCACCTTCATGGAATTCGGGCCGCCTGTCAGGAAAGGACGAAGCAGGTTATCGACTGCGCGATACCGGACATATTGAGGGCTGTTCTGGTCGTACTCGACTTCCAGCACATCGACCTTTTCGCGGATCACGGTCTGCGTCAGGTCGGCTGCAAGTTCGGCGGAATTGGCCTTGAGTGCCAGCAAAGCGCATGCGTTCTTGACCTCTTTAGGAACTTCGTCGGACGGATAGTAGAACTCGGTTGTCGAATAGGCATCTGCGCGGCTGACATAGGCACGAGGCCAATCAAGGGCTTGTGTTTCACTGACACGAGAGCCCTGCCATCTGAGCCGGTACGCTTCACCGATATAGTCTGTTGCCTTGATCAGCAGCGCCTTCTTTGCACCGCATGTTAATTGCGTCCAGTCAGAATTCCCGCGCTGAGAATGATAGCTATCGGCATCAGCGACAGAACATAATGAGATAGCGTCAGCCTTGCCCGTGCCATCTTCCACGATGAACCAGTCATCCGGCACTTCAACGGTTTCAACGCTGTATGCCGTTGCGCTGCCATCGCCGTTTGTAGCTGTGACGGATACGCGTAATGTGCTGCCGCAATCATCCGATGTAATGACGTAGGAGGATGCCGTAGCGCCGTCAATGTCATCAGTAGAATCGCCTATACGTTGCCATTGATATGTATAGCTTGTTGGCGATCCTGTCCATGTGCCGGTAGAGGCTGTAAGCGTTTCGCCAACCTCTACCGTTCCCGTGATGGCAGGAACATCGCTGTTAACTGGTGCGGCCATTATTTAATCACCTTGAATGCTGCTTGTTGGTAATCAGTCCGGCCAATCGGCTGAACCTCCCTGTCAAATTCCTCTATCCATTCGTTTAGCGCCTTCCATTCACCTTCAGGCCAGTTTGGATACCACTCCCCTGCAAAGTCGATGATTTCATCGAATAGCAGCACTGTTCCAGCTTCTATGCGGTCATTCAGGCAGCGCAATACGTCTCTGGTGCTGGAATACAGGTCGCAGTCGATATGAATCAGCTTTACAGGCTCAGGATGCTCCTGCTTCCATGCCGGAATCGTTTCTGCAAACCAGCCCTTCACCAGTTCAGTGCCAATAGGCAGGTCGGTTGGTAGCTCGCAGGCAAAATGGCCTTTTTCGTGGATATTACTTCCGGTCCCCCATTTTTCAGGCAATCCCTCGAAGCTGTCGAAGCCAAACACAGGAGGCTTTCGATAGTTGCGAATCTGGCGCAGGCTGTGGCCTTTATAAACGCCGAACTCACAAGCAATGCCTGCATCAGCAGATTGAGCGCATAGACGGATCAGCGAACTTGCGCTGTAGACCTTCGCGGCCTTTACTGCTTCACACAATGCTGGATTGCGAAGGCTTGCGGTTCTCCCGTTCGGAACTCCGCCCACGTCCACTGACCCCATGCCAGCCGGTGAAAGTGACTTGTTCTCAGTTCCATGCTTGGCAGCGTTTCCCCGCTCAATGGCTCCCATGCCGCCCCTGGTATCGTCGCTACTACCGGCACCCCGTTTAGCAGTGCGTCGTGTCCGCTGTTGCTGTTCCCCGTGACTACCAGACGCGCTCTCGATAATGCTTCCTGCATCGTTTTTGCCGGACATACCGGAAGCCCGTAATTCAGATGCTCCTGTAGCGGGTGCGGCCTGATTAGCAGGTTCTGATACTTTCGGTTTTGCGCGTATGCCCATTGTTGTAACTCCGATTCATTCATACCGTGAGATGCATCTCCGGTAGTCTGTACGCACAGCAGCGTATATCCATCAGAATCGCCGCCATGCTCTTTTATCTCGATGCCTAGCGCATCCCATCGGCTGCTGCCAAAATCGCCATCAGGGATTTTATTCAGCCCGCCTAGACTTAATTGCCAATGACCTGTTCGCCAGTCATGAGCGTGATTTGTTCGTTTGCAGTATCCGTAATCAATCACGAATACCGGAATGTCTTTTGATTTGTAATCGTGCAGTACATCCATGCCGTGCCATTGCAGGCCAAAAACGGCTACAGCGTCAAAATCCTCGGTTTGCCCTTGCCTGTAGTCAGAAACCGACAAGATTCTAACGCTGTGCCCATTTTCAAGAAGGCCGTGCCCGAAAGCATCAGCCCCCTCGAAACCATTACGGGCGTAAACCGCCCATTTCATCAACGCACCTGACAGATAACGCCTGCGACATCCTTGTAGGACGATGCTGCCAAGTCCCATGTGCTGGATGTGCCTACGTTCGCGTCAGACGGGTTAGCGCCAACGCCAGTGTCGTACTTGTAACCCTTGACACCGAGGTTGTAGGCGAACTCACCTTGCAGACGGATGACCAGGTTTTCAAGGCCGGTCACTTCATCCAGAACGAGGCGTTCTTCTTCGGTGTTTTCCACGACGATGCCGTTGGCAGTCAGGCCGAGCACATGGTAGTCGGTGTATGCGCCAGAACCGGAACCGCCAGCTACCTTCAGCGCGTCTGAATCGGTCACGATAACCGGACGGTTCAAGGTTGCAGGAGTTGCGGACTGGACAACAACGCCAGACACGATGTCACCATTGGCAGAAGTGCCGATTTGATGCTGCATCAGGTCAAAGTAGTTCTTCGAGTGCATGACCCATGCTGTCACCTCATTGGCGCGATCACCGAACTTGGCTAAAGTGGAAACGAGGTTTGCTGTGGTCAGCGTGCCAGTGCCAGCGTCATACAGCACATCGGTGTTTTGCACCAATGCAGCACGGGCAGCACGAAGGGCGCTGTTCAGCATCTCAACCTGCATGGCCTTGCCAATCATGCCGCCCAGCAGAATGGAGAATTCTTCCGGCGACATATCCATTGCCATCTTTGCGAAGGCATCATAGGTTTGTGCGACAGGGCCAATCTTGCGGTTCAGCTTGACCGAGATGATCTCGTCCATCGTCAGCGGCAGGTCAGCGGCTGTGGATACGGAAGTCGTGTCACGACGGCTCACGATGGTGGACAGAGACTTGAAGAAGCTCTCTTTGGCGTAATCGCCACGACGGGAAACGGTGGACAGAGTAATTGCGCCACCTGCGCCGTTGAAGTAGTTGGATGCCTGAGTCAATGTCTCGACGATCCCGCCGCGCATTTCATCCTGATAGATTTTGAAGTTACTTGCTTTACCGATAGTCATGATTCAATCCTTTTGGTTATGCAGGAGCGTAGTCGTTCTTGACTTTATCGTTCCATGCGTTAATGCCGTTTTCCTTGATGAACTTGGCCTTTTCTCCGACGTTCATTTCGGATGCTTTTTTGTTGGTGCTAAATTGTTTGCCGTTGTTGCCGCTGGCACCTGAGCCTGAATTCTCAGGAGCAGTAACAAAGAACTTGCCTTCATCGCTGGAAGCCCATTCCTTAACAAATTCAGATAATGGTTTATCCCCAGCCTTGGCAATTCTTGTGTCGCCTTCTACAACAACAGCGACTTGGCTTGCGAGTGTTGATTTGACTGCCTTGAGGAATGCGGGATTGGTGACACCGGCTTTCGTCAGTTCGTCAGTCAGTCCGTTTTCTACAAGCAGTCGATGATTAAATGCGGATTCGGCCTTCAATGCCTCGTCTGCCTTTTTCGCAGCGTCGGCCAATGACTTGGCTTCTTTTTGTGCCGTTGTAAGCGCAGACTTCAATTCATCACGCTCTTTTTCTACCGCCTCCAAATCCTCCGGCTTGATCGTCGATTCCTTGCGTAGCTTTTTAACTTCGCCAAGCAGTTCATCGCGCTTTTCAGCCAGTGGCTTGATTGCAGCATCAACAGCCGCCTTAATCGCTTCTTGCACCTCAGGTGCGTTCAAATCAATACTCATGGTTTTATCCTCTGGATAGTTGCGGCCTCAGGCCAATAAAAAAGCCCGAACCCCTCAAGGGAACGAGCTTCCTGAAACAAAAAAGCCCCTAGGGTTAGCTAGAGGCTGAAATGAAAAAAGCCGCTGGTTAGGCGGCTTGTATTAGATGATTGTAACTGTGCCTTTACTCAGGCATGTGACACATATCTTTACTTTAGTCGGACGGTCATAGTCTAACCTGCCCTGATAGGCGGTTATCCAGACGCTGCCTTGACACAATCGGCAATAGACCTGCTTTCTAGGCTTGGGATTGTCTTTAACCAATCTCAAGCGCGGCGAGCTGGTCGAGCGTGTAGTATTTTCCTTCGTCATTAATGAACCTATCCAATGGCAGGCCGGATTCGCGGAATATCTCGCCCCGTTGCTTGCCTAAGACTTCATCCTGTATGTCTGCTGGCTGATTCTTGAGCCATTGTGCGTATGTGGTATCGGCTGGCACTTGTCCGTCAAACGATGCTCTCGTGCTTTCCGGTGCATCATCAATATCCAGCCCCAGCTCACGCCATGACTTCAAGACTGCCACTCTAGTGCTACGGCAGCCAAAATGCAACGGCGGCACCGGCCCTTGTCCGACAGGGAACACCTTGCCATCGTTCATCTGGCATATTTCGGTGGTTCTGGTATCCAGCACGGCTACAAACTGCTCACCCTTGAGAATATCCTCATTCGCTTTCATCATACGCTCTCTCGCGAAGTTCTGCGTATGGGCTACGGCGGTTCTCACTATTGCGGTTGCGTTGCGTCTGGATATGTCCAGCAAGCCATCAGCATATTTCAATGCTCTCGTGCCTCTGATGCGTTGCACGATCTGCTGCGTGGTCTGGCCTTCAATCACGCCGATTCGTACAGCATCGCGTATCTTGATAGCGCGTTCTGCCTCGATACCGGACATCCACTCTTTAAGCAAACGTCCTTGAAATGGTCTAGACATCGCCGCCGCATAGACCTGATTCGCGCTCACGGCCTCAAAGCTCAACTGTGCAGGGATGACCTTCTTAAACATATCCTGCTGAAATGTGACCTCATAGCGTGCAAGGTCTTTAAGCTCTGCGTCCAGTGCCTTGTTAATAGTGGCATAGGCTTCAGCGTTCAGTTCTCGCACTGATTTTAACTGCGCGTCGATTCTCTCAACGCTCAAAGAATTAGCTGGAATCTTGTCCAGTGCAATCTGCAATTTGTTTACTAAATCTGCATCGGTTCGGTTAAGCAAAGCAATCAGCCTGCGTACGATACCGTTCTTATACCGTTCCATCCTTACGGCGTGAAGCGTAGAAGCGTCTAAAAGCCTCTCGTTGGCGGTTGCCATTATTCAGCCTTCTTGCAAGGTTCTGGCTTCCATGTCATTCGTACTGCCTTGACGGTTCTTTTGCCGAGCATGACCGCCTTTATGACACGATGACGGCCATCTGCTATACATCCATCCCACCCGATAATAATAGGCTTGCTTAAATCGGCCGCATTAACCTTTTTGCAGTGCCATGCCAAACCGATGTGATTTTCACCAGACCAGCAGGCCCCCGATAAATCAAGTGCAGCAATAGGCGCGTCAAATGGCTTTAAATACTTGCAAGCGTCAATCAGCCTAGCAACAGAGTACAAATCGCCATTCACATCGCTGTAGTAATCTTGCAATGGCTCAGATGATGCCAATTCGACTTTAGGCGGCTTCATTACATTACACCTCACTTAATTGCGGCTCTGCGTTCTGCAAGCGTTCGCGTTCTTCTTCTTCGGTCGTTTCGGGTCGGATGATCTCGCCGTCTTTCAGGTTGGCAAAGTATTCCTCGAACGATAGAGCGCCGGTCATGTAGGCTTTTGTCA